CCGGCTCATAGCGCCACCTGCGAGCAGGCTTGAGAGACAGCGTGCGCCGATTGGTGGAGGTACTTGGGACCGGTGATTTTCATGCGACCCGCCAGCTCTGGCAGTTGCACGGTGACGACCTTGAGAGGCTCCACCGTCTCACCGGTATCGATGCAGTAGACGTTGTGGTCATCCCATGTCAGCTCGTCGCGACCGGTAACATCGAGCACTTGCACGCTCAGCGTCCTGCCTTCGAGCTGGTAATACCGGTGGCAGTCGAGAATGCAGATCCGCACGGCACTTTCGACAGCGTCAAATATGTTTCCATCGCGACCGTATGTTGAGCCGCCCCCAATACGAATGATTGCGAGATAGTCTTTTTTCATTGCTTGCCCTCCTCAGGACTATGTGAGCGGTAAGATTCCGCAGACGCCTCTCGGCGTTTCGACCCGTATCTCTCGAGGTCTCATCAGTGCGGGTAGTGCGCATCCAGCGATATGACTGGGCGTTGTTCGTTGGACTCAATTTCCCCTGTGATCTCATTCACCGCGCACTCAATCTCCTCAATGGCGATGTCCATGCTCCAGACTGAATGTTGAGTGTCTAAGATGTCATCGACCCATAGGTCGTTGAGGTCGTCTCTGCATTCCTCGATCTGAGACCTGAGGGTCTCGATCCGCGAGATTACTTTTTTTAGCTCTGGATTCAGGCTCATGCTTCAGCCCTCGACAGGTCGTATTGATTCCATCTAGCGCCAGTCTCATTGCACACCTCAGACCAGTAACCCTTGTAGGCGTTGTGAGCCATCAGCAGAGACTCAATGGTCGAATGGTGACCGTCACGCAAACCATCGAAATAGTCTGCGGTCCTACCATCAGAGGTGAAGTGATCTGGAAGGTAAGGGCAGTCGGCATCAATTCGAGCGGCAATTTTCGAGCACCACTCTGCGGCGTACTGCGTCTCTCGAACGATTTCAAAAACACGATTGGAAAGTCTCATAGCTTCACCTCCGACTTGACTTCAAATTGGTAGCCCAATCGCTTCATGAGAGAGCGAGTCTCATCGGTCAGCGTTTTGGTCCCTGCAATCTGAGCGAACGTCTCGCCGACTGTGCAGGTTGGGTAGACGGCTTGGGTGCCGTAGTTGTTTTTTACTAGGACTTGAATAGTCATGGTTGCCTCCTCAGGCGTTGTGTACCTAGACGCCCGATGGGCGTTTCGCT